TCCAAGTATCAAATCCGTATTGTGGACAGCATGATTGCCATGTCGGATGACAACTGGGGCACCTGCAAGCTGGCTATTGGGCACTTCGCCTCCCCTGAGATTGGAGAATACTTCGGGGTAAATGCGGAGGTCATTGGAGGCAAGCTGATTGTGGGCAACAACCTCATCATTGAGAACACCAATGACCGAGGGGTTATGCAGTTCCGTGTCGATGCGACCGGGGCTTGGCTCTATAACGCCACATTCATCCTCCAAAGTGGGAACGCATCGGCGTTCTCTGCCCGTGCTGTTACCGGCGGCAAGATTATCCTCGACCCGGACTATGGAATTGTGGCCGGAAAAGGTAACCTTTTCACCACCAGCGGTACGACCGTCACTCCATCCTTTATCAACAGCAGCGGGAACATCACGTTTGACTCCGATGGTATGCCGGTAAACTCCAATTTCTTTCTGGATATTCGGGATGGCAGCGCCTACTTCCGTGGAGCGGTGAAGGCTACTTCTGGCAAGATTGGCGGGTTTACGATTGCGGATGACTACCTGTATGCAGGGAGCGGAAGCAACTATGTCGCCATGAACGGCTCCGGCACCAACAACAATTCTTTGTACGCTTTCTGGTGTGGGGCAACCAATCCAGCAAGCGCTCCGTTCTGGGTGAAGAAGAACGGCGATATCTTTGCCAAAAATGGTACATTCAAAGGCGTGGTATCCGGCGCATCGTTCCAGGACAGATACGGCAACTCCATGATGAACGGCAACTATGAGTTCACAGCGGATTACCTGAACCTGAATGGTCTGAACGTGGGCAACGGAAATTTTGTTGTGGACAGGAACGGGAATGTGTCGGTCAAAGGTAGCATCACCATGGCATGGGGCTCCTCCATCAACTGGGCGAATGTCTCGGAGTCCAACGTGTGGCAGAACTCTGCATATAGCTATGCGAACGATGCCTATAACCGTGCTAACTCTGCGTATAGCTACGCAGACCAGGCGTATGACCTTGCGTGGGACGCCATTCAGGAAGCAATGAACATGGCTGTGACCGACCGGGATATCTTCAATATCCTGACAAACGGCGGAACTATGTTCGGCATCTTTAGTGACTCCACCAACAACCGGCTGTACATCAACGCAAACTATATTCGAGCGGGCACCATTGACGCCACCCAGGTTACGCTTAGCAACAGCTACGGCGGTTTCTGCTGTGCGAGAGGGAACGATGGTATTCGTTATACATATGGCTCCATGATGTATGGTTCCGACCCCAATAACTATGTTATCGCCACAAATGGCGGCACTCGTATGACCGCAGGCGGCAACGACATTTTCGTCACTGCGAATGGGTGCTATTCCAGCGAGGAAATGGCGAGAGGTTCCGACCGCAGAATCAAGAACAGCATCACCTATGACATGGACAGGTACAGCTCGTTCTTCCTTGGGCTGAAACCCACGCCCTACCGCATGAATAACGGCCACAGCGGCAGGTTCCACCTTGGATTTGTCGCCCAGGATGTTGAGCGGGCTTTGCTGGATTCCGGTATGAGCACAAGCGACTTTGCCGGATTCGTCCGTTCCGCCGGGCTGAACGATGTGCATGGGGAGTATGAAGACCAGTGCTACCTGCGGTACGAGAACTTCATTGCACTGAACACCTTTATGATTCAAAAGCTCTACCGCACTGTTGACGAACTCAACAGCCGGATTGTAGAGTTTGAATCAAAGTTGAATTTTATGAGCTAAAGGAGATTGAACATGAAAGACGAAATCATGCAGCGGCTGATTGCCGCAGCCAATGCGCTGAACACTATCCCCGTAAGTGGGAAGCAGAATCTCGCCAATCTGAGCGGCAGTATCAACGTTATCGAGGAAGTCCTGGGTATGTTGGACGGTGCCGATATCGTTCAGAAGGCTGCGGAGAAGGCAAAGGGCAAATAACATGAAGAAAGGCAGGTGATGTATATGCCCGGCGTGGCTATGCTTACCCCATATACATTGCCTACCATCGACTTTGTTGGCGGCGAGACGCAAGACCTTATGTTCAACGTCTACTTCTACAAGAATCACCGCCCTTTCAGTTTGACAGGCTGCGCCGCAAACTTTGCTATCGTCAGCTTCACAAACAAGATGGGAACGCCAATTCTGACGAAGCCGATGGAGGCTATTTTCAACGAGGACACCACCATCAACAATGTGTTGACAGTCACCCTCGAACCGAAGGAAACGGTTGGATTGTCGGGGAAATACATCTATCAAATCCAAATCCAGGATATCGGCGGTGACGTTGAGATTCCCAAGCAGGGTCTTTTGTATATCGTGAACAACATCAATAAGGGCTTCATTCAGTAACCAGTTGCCACGCAACTGGCTATTATTTTGCCCATTTTCGATTAAGGAGGAAACGAAGATATGAATACCACATACTTCCTGAACTGCGTGGCGGGCAATCTGTTCCACACTAAGGAGGCCCCCGCCATTCCCACACAGTATTACATCGGCCTTAGTTCTTCTACTCCGGCCATTGACGGTTCCGGCGTGAATGAGCCTTCCACCGATGCCGGTTATCAGCGCCTGCTGCTGACCAACCTGAGCGAGCCCGTTGACGGTCTGGTTTCCAATGAGCAGGATATCAACTTCGATGAGTCCACCGCTAACTGGGGCACCATCACACACTATGTGATTTATGACTCCCCCACCGCCGACGATGGCAACCTGCTGATGTTCGGTGAGCTGTCCACGCCCAGAGGTGTTGAGACGGCAACCATCATGACCATCAAGTCCGGCTATCTGAAACTGCTGGTTCAGAACCCGGCGTAACGTAGAGAGCGAGGTCGCATATGGCAAAAGAGTTTGACATCTACCTGAACGAACGTCTTCACCAGTGCGACATCATCGTCTATTCCATTCCGTATCGTGACGGCTTGACAGTTATGGAGCGCTTGATTCTTGAAACCTGTCTTGAAAGCTATACCTTGCAAAAATTTGCCGCTGCTCAGTCCGGCTCCGTGCTGGTCTCTCATATTGACGAGATGATTAAGACCTGCCTGGAGCGACTGAACAACGGCGTTGTGCTCGGCGCAAACGCAGAGTTTCAGGTGCATTACTCCTCTTACCCCGATATTTCTGCCTTGGAGGTAAATGCGGAAAGGCTCAGTCTGCTGGCCCATTCCTACACAACCGTTGAGAATGGCTTGCAGATTAAAACATTCCCAGTCAGCGCATATGTAAAAAAGCCGTTTGGCCGAGGACAGTCTGGAGTAGAAGTCGTATCCAGTGTCGAGGCGACATTCAAGCGTGACTTGGAACGAGCGTCCTCCCAGCTTGTGTTGGAGGCAGAAGCGCTGCGGACGAAAAAGAAGGCTTCCGAGAAAGCGGAGTCCGCTATCGTTGTCAGCGCAGAGCCAACCGACCTTTTCTATCGGTTGTGCTGTACAGCAGCCCCTTCGGCAATCCAGATTGTCGGCGAGGCCGCTGAGACAGAGATTCGATTCTCACTGGGGCGATGCACCTTCCCGATTACGTTGGGTAGCCAGGTGCTTGGTGGGCAGATGACAAAGTATTTGGCGGCAGAGAGCGCCATTGAAATCCAGCCATTGCCCATGGTAGGAACTTTGAAGCAATTCTTCGTTCCAGGAGAGAATGCTTTGGAGATTGTGCCTTTTGAGGTAGAGGCCATTGTCAAGCGCCACAGGCTCCTTTATGAAATGGATGCCGACACACTCTCTGCCTATGACGATATGTCGCTCAACGACGTTGATTACGTCATCCTATAAGAAACGGAGGTGAAACGGGTGATTTACATTAAGCTCGATGAGAGCATGAATCTTTGCATGACAAAAAGAGAACCCATCTATAGGGGCGACCACCTCAACAGAACGATTACCTACCTGATTCCCATGACGGTAGGCAATATTGATATGGAGCGGGCCACCGTATATCTGAGCTATATCCGTGCAGACGGTACGGCGGACATTGCTCTGCTGGTGCGGGAGGACGAGCCATACAACGACCGGTACTATAAGTATCATCTCCCTATCACCTGCACCCTGTCCCGGTATGCCGGTGAAATCTGCACATTCCTGCAAATCTTCTCCGGCCCTCCCCGGCATCCCACCATCGCAAAGAGCAGCGAGTGCTTCTTGCAGGTCATTGACTCTAAGAATATGGATGAGTACATTACAGACCGCAACCTGAGACTCATTTATGAGATGCAGCGGTACATGGAGGATAAGGTTGAGAAGGCCGAGAAAGAGCTGCATGAGCGTATCGACAAGACTGATGAGGTTGTGGCGGCCAAGGCGGATAACATCGTCTTCAACGAGGAGGACAGCACCATTCAGTTGGTGTCTACCATCCCCATTCTGGACGAGGAGGGCAACATTGTGGATACTACGCAGGTTCCTCTGGGCGACCCCATCTTTGTCCGTGCGGATACCGCTCGTGGCATTATCAACATGGAAATCAACGAAGACGGCGACCTCATCGTCACTTTCGATGATGAAGAAACGCAGAACCTTGGCAAAGTTGTGGGCAAGGATGGCTCTGTCTATGTGCCGCACGTTGATGCCCACAAGGTGCTCACCTTTACTGTGGAAACCGAGCCTGGCGAAGTGCCCGAGCCGGTTGACCTCAACCCCAATGATGAGTGGAGTGACATTGGCGAAGGGGGCATGGATTCTCCGGGCGTAGAGACTGGCTACGTCTGGGAGGATATGTAACGATATAGGCGCTTAGATAGCGTTTATATAGAGAACAACATACAAGGAGGAATTGTGTTATGGCAAATGTGATTTTCAAGCAGGGTACTCGTGCTCAGTATGACGCCATTGCCACTAAGGATGTCAATACCCTGTATTGGCTGACCGACACGCAGGAGCTCTTCAAGGGCGAGGTGCTTTATGGCAAGGGCACCGAAGCGACCGCCCTGGCGTCTGGCCTGATGTCCGCCGCCGACAAGGCGAAGCTGGACAGTCTGGCGTCCGGCGGCGCAATCGGCCTGACTGCTGTGGATGCCAGCGTCATTCTTGGTTCCGATGACAACGGCACTACCATCGGCGTACAGGTTTCCAAGAGCGAGGGCAACGCCCTGGAGCTGAAGGAGGACGGCCTGTTTGTGTCCCCTGCTGCGGCTTCCGGCGCTGTTGAGTTCGCCATTGAGAAGCAGGCAACACCGGAGGATGGCTTCTCCGCCACCTACAAGCTGAAGCGGACTGCCGAGGGCGCTGACACCTATGTCGGCGACGCTATCAACATTCCCAAGGACGCTGTGTTGAGCGGCGGCACCTATGAGATTGTTGAGACCGCCAATACCCCCTACGCCGGTGCTGCGGTGGGCGACCCCTATGTTGACCTTGTTGTGGCCAACGCAGAGGAGAGCCACATCTACATCCCTCTGAAGGGTCTGG